AAGAATTTGAAAGATATGGAAACAGAACAGTAGCATCATTCTTAAGAATGGTAGGTGCTGAAATGCCTTCTAACTCTGACCTTATCAAATGGGCAGAACAAGGAAGATTACACACTAAATACATAGACGTAACTTCAGCAGCAGCTGCAGGGTCTAACACAGCAGTATTAACTGTAGGTGATGTATTGGTACCAGGAAGCGGATCAATCGCTTTAAGAGTAGGTCAAACAATTATGATCTCTGATAACACAGCAGCTTCAGTTTTAACTAACAAAGCATTAATTACTGCAGTAGATAGCTAACGCAACTCAAATTACTGTAGCTTATTATGAAGCAGCAGGTCAAGCAGTAGCGGCAGCAGTTGTTACTTCTTTATTTGTATATGGTTCTGAATTCCAAAAAGGAACAAACGGAATGCAAGGTCAATTAGAAGCTGATGATGATATTTACAGCAATTCACCAATTATCATAAAAGATAAGTATGCGGTATCAGGATCTGATATGGCTCAAATTGGATGGATTGAGGTAACTACAGAAAACGGAGCAACTGGTTTCTTATGGTACTTAAAGTCTGAACACGAAACAAGATTAAGATTTGAAGACTACTTAGAAACAGCTATGGTGGAAGCAGTTCCAGCAGCAGCAGGTGGTGGTGTTGCAGCAATTGCAGCAGGTGTAGCTTCAGGAGTTGGTAACAAAGGATCTGAAGGTTTATTCTATGTAGTAAACAACAGAGGTAATGTATGGTCTGGTGGAAACCCAAGTACATTAGCTGAATTCGATTCTATTATCCAAAGATTAGACAAACAAGGATCTATTGAAGAAAATGTTATTTTCTTAAACAGAGAGTTTGGATTTGATATTGATGATATGTTAGCTTCTCAAAACTCTTATGGTGCAAATGGTACTTCTTATGGTCTTTTTGACAATGACAAAGATATGGCATTGAACTTAGGATTTACAGGATTCCGTAGAGGATATGACTTTTACAAGTCTGACTGGAAATACTTAAATGACCCAACAATGAGAGGTGGTTTAGTAGGTGGAAAAATCAATGGTATTTTAGTACCAGCTGGTTCAACTACAGTTTATGACCAAGTACTTGGTAAAAACGCTAAGAGACCATTCTTACACGTTAGATACAGAGCTTCAGAAACTGAAGACAGACGTTATAAAACTTGGATTACAGGTTCTGCTGGTGGAGCGGCTACTTCTAGCTTAGATGCAATGGAAGTAAACTTCTTATCAGAAAGAGCTTTATGTACTTTAGGTGCTAATAACTTCTTCTTATTCAAAGGATAAGATAACAATTTGTAATTTTTACCCTCGTTATAAAGACGGGGGTAATTATTACTTTTATAAACTTTAATTTAAATCAAATGAAAAACACAAAAAAAATAGTTTTAGTAAATAAAACTTACAAATTAAAAGGAGATGTTGCTCCTTTAAGTTTAATGATACCAGCTAGAAATAGCAGACGATCACCTTTAATGTATTTTGACGAAGACAAAGGAGTAAACAGAGCGCTTCGTTATGCAAGAAATCAAAAAAGTCCTTTCGAGGACGAGCAAGATGGTAATGCCATCCTAGAGCCTATCGTATTTGAAGATGGGTTTTTATTTGTTCCTAAAACAAATCCAGTATTACAACAGTTTTTATCATTACACCCATCTAACGGACATTTATTTATGGAAGTAGATAAAGAGGTTGATGCTACTGCTGATGTTGACACTTTAGATATGGAGCTTGAAGCACAAGTATCTGCCAAAGGATTAAGCTTAGAGCTTATGGAGACTATAGGTAGAGTTGTAATTGGATTAAATGTGGACAAACTTAGTTCGGCAGAATTAAAAAGAGATATAAGGTTATTTGCAAAAAGATACCCTCAAGATTTTTTAGAATCTCTTAACGATCCTTTATTAATTTTACAAAATAAATGTTCTCAATTTTTGTCAAACAATTTAATTATAATGAAAAATGAAAAAGATGTTTATTATAATTTAAAACAAAACAAGAAAAAACTACTAACTGTTCCCTACGGAGAAGATCCTTTATTTATATTGGCATCGTTCTTTCAAAGTGATGAAGGACAGGCGGTATTTACTTTATTAAGTAATAGATTAAAAAAAATAGACGAATAAGTATTGCATAATAATGCAATTAATTGTTTAAATGTTATAGAGGTTTCACTAAAATGAAGCCTCTTTTTTTTTTCGTATCTTTGTTTAAATAACAATTTGAAATGATTAACACAGTAAGAGCAACAGTATTGTCGATTGCGAATAAAAACAATTACGGATATATAACTCCTAGTGATTTTAATTTATATGCAAAGCAGGCTCAATTAGATATTTTTGAAGACTATTTTTATCAATATAATAGTTGGATTATAAAGCAAAATGCCAGAGTTTCTGGTAGTGAATATGCGGATATACTAAAAGGATTAGTAGAGGTTATTGATAGCTTTTCTGAAACAAGAGGGTTGATTAATAATGGTATAAACTTATATAATCTTCCTGAAAACTACTACTTAATTAATAAAATAAATTACTATCCTAATTCTATATTTTCATCAACTAGTACAGCAGCTGGATTAAATACGCTTACTGACACCAACGCTACTTTTGTTACAACAGGAACTGTAAAGCCTGGTCAATTTATATCAAACACATCATCAAGCAGTGTATCAGCTGGATTTGGTGCTTACATAATTAGTGTGGACTCAGAGACTCAATTAACTTTATCTGGCAATCCATTTGGAACAGCTTCTACAGTAGGTAATTCATATACTATTGTCACAACAGCTGGTATTAGAGAAATAGAAAGAGTATCTCAAAATAAAATATTTTATTTAAATTCTTCTAGCTTAACTTCTCCAAACGTTTCATATCCTGCTTATGTTTTAGGTGGGGGTACTAATATTGCAATTGGAAATACTATTACAGTATATCCTGATACAATAACTGGAGCTGGTAAAATTTTATCTCAATATATACGATACCCACTAGATCCTAATTGGACATATAGCACATTAACAGGTGGAGAGCCTGTTTTTGATGAAGGTGCAGCAGATTATCAAGATTTTGAACTTCCTGATTCTGATGAACCTAATTTAGTAAACAAGATATTACAATATGCAGGAGTATCAATAAGAGAAAATGATATAGCTACGTTTGGAAATATTCAAGAACAAGAAGATAATCAACAACAATCATAAGAAATGGCATATATAACAGACTATCAATATTATGAAAACGGAGGAGTAAATCCTACGAATTCAAACTGGGGGTCATACCAATTTATATCTTTAGACGATATAGTAAATAACTTTATGTTAATGTATGTTGGCAATGACAAGTTGATAAACAATGTAGAAAAATATAATATTTTATTTCACGCAAAGCGAGGTATTCAGGAATTGAATTACGATGCTATGAAAGAAATAAAGGTTTTAGAGTTAAGTGTTTGTGATCAATTAAGATATGTATTACCCCCTGATTATGTTAATTGGGTTAGAGTATCAATATATCAAAATGGTGTTCTTATGCCATTAACAGAAAATATCCAAACCAATTGGAGTAATGCTTATTTACAAGCAAACGATTGTAAAATATTATTTGATGAATATGGAAATATATTAAAGCCAGAAAATTCTACTATAGATGTAGATAGAATGTCTGGTCAAAAGAAAAGTCTTTATTTAAATTCTAATAGCAGTCAAGATGGTAATATGGGTTATAATATAGATGGGTCTTGGTATTTTGATTATAGTGTTGGACAACGTTATGGTCTTAATACAGAAACAGCTAACTCAAACCCTACATTTAAAATTAACAAAGCTTCAGGAGTTATAAATTTTAGTTCTGGAGCAGCAGATAAGCTAGTTATTTTAGAGTATGTTTCAGATGGTATGGAAAATGGCGTAGACTCTGAAATAAATTTAAATAAACTATTTGAAGATTTTATTTATGCGTACATAAAATATGCTATATTAACAAGTAAATACGGGGTGCAAGAATACATTATAAATAGGGCTAAAAAAGAAAAAACAGCTTTATTAAGAAATGCAAAAATACGATTAAGTAACATACATCCAGGAAGATTGTTAATGAATCTAAGAGGTCAAGATAAATGGTTGAAATAATATGCCACAGTTTACAAGAAATTTTATAAAAGGGAGAATGAATAAGAGCGTTGATGAACGATTAGTTCCTCAAGGTGAATATATTGATGCTCAAAATTGTAGACTGGGATCTACAGAAAACACAGAAATAGGTGCTGTAGAAAACTCTCTAGGAAACACAAGGTTAACAACTTTAACTTACGAAGGTCAGGCTTTAAGCTCTGATACTAAATGTATTGGCGCTTATGAAGATGGAGGTAACGAGACTATGTATTGGTTTGTTAATGATCCATCTAATGGAACTTCTAATACTGGAGTTGTAGATATGATTGTTTCATACGATACAAAAAATGATTCTTTATTTTACCACGTAATATCGACTAGTATATTAAATTTTAACAATAAAAATTTAATAACAGGTGTTAATCTTATAGATGGTTTATTGTTTTTTACAGACAATTTAAATCCTCCTAGAAAGATAAATGTTAACAGAACATATCAATATCCTATAAGTGACGTTGATCAAATTACAGAACAAGATATAGGGGTTATTGTTGCGCCTCCATTATTTGCGCCTACATTAACACCAACTCAACAGGGTGGTGGGGAAAATTATATGAAAGAAATTATGATTTCTTTTGCATACCGATACCAATATGAAGATAATGAGTATTCGGCTATGTCGCCTTTTTCACCTATATCATTTTCACCTGGTCCGTTTCAATTAGATTATTCTACCTATGACAATATAGGTATGGAAAACGTATATAATAGTGTTATTGTAAAATTTAATACAGGAACAAAAAATGTTAAAGGAATAGATTTATTATTTAAATCAACAAACTTTACAACGGTAAATGTAATAGAAAGATTTAACAAGCTTGATCAAGGGTGGTTAGACAATGTAGAGCAAACCTTTCAGTTTACAAATCAAAAAATATACACAGTACTTCCTGAAGCTCAAATGATTAGATTGTTTGACAATGTTCCAAGAATAGCTCAAGCACAAACACTAATGGGCAACAGGCTAATGTATGGAAACTATGTTGATGGATATAATATAACTAATTCTGATGGTCAAGATGTTTACTTAGATTATGAATTAGATTTAGTTACAGAAAATTTATCATCTGATCAAACATCATCTGTAAATAGTGATTTTAATTACTCTATAAATGGTTCCGTAAATATTATAAATGGCACTGCCAGTTATGATATATCTGGATATGATTTAAAAGCAGGCGCTCAAATAGGAATTGACTTTAATTTAGGTCATTCTCAATTTTCAGGTGCGTCAGAATATGTTGATGGAACAGAGCCTTTGAATGAATTTGAAAACACATTTTTATATAACTTACAAGAAGACTTTGCAAATGCACACGACCTAGTAACTTCACCAGGTTTTATTGCTGCAATATCTGAATTTGTTGCACCTTCAGACTCAACTTGTTTTCCTCCATTTTGTACAACAGGATGTACAAGCGGAACATCTGTTACAGATTTAATTAACTGTGCTGTAGTGCCAAAAACAAGCTGGTACAAAGTAGGTTTTGGTTTATCAGGAACAAACCAAGGGATGACTATAGGTTCTACGCCAGGTAGTAACACATTTTCTTTGACGGCTCAAGCTATTAAGTATGAAAAATATGATGTAAGTGTGTCTCCTGCTGTTCCTTTGGGAATATTTGCTTATGAATATTTTACTGTTCTTCAATCAGAATTTTTATATAGTTTAAGTTCATCTAAAAGTAGTTTACATAGTGATAGAGATTACGAAGTAGGCATTGTATATGAAGACGATTATGGAAGAGCAAGTACAGCTTTAGTTGATACAAATAATACAGTATATGTTCCTTGCAATAATTCTATTACTAAAAACACAATAAAAGTTACTTTAAATAGTTACCCACCTTATTGGGCTACTAAATATAAGTTTGTTTTGAAACCATCTAAAGATGAATACAGAACAGTATACTCAAACATATTTTTTCAAGAAGAAGAAACGGGCAATGTATGGTTTAAGTTAGAAGGAGATAATAAAACTAAAGTTGTTTTAAATGAAAACTTAAAAGTCAAGTCAGATACTAACGGTCCTGTTTTAAGGTGTGTTAATTCAAAAGTTCTTGACTATGGTAGTCAAGTAGAAAATTGGTTATGCGATAGAAATAGTGATGGAACTTTAGTTGACGACACTTGTGGTCAGCCAACAGGAGTTTATATGCAACTTAGACCAAGTAATTTTTCTGCTGCTTCACCTGAAAACGCTTTTATAAACTACGGAGAAAAAGGATGTAAAGGTTCTTATTGTGCTGTTAGTTATGATGTTTCTATTGAAAATCCAGATACTACAGGACCTACAGATTTATATATTCCATACTCTATACCAGCGGGTAGTATTGTTCAAATAAAATTAAGAGAACAAAGATACAAGAGAGGTAGTAAGTGTGGTAGTAGACAGTATTTATATGATAAAACTTTTACTGCTAGTCAAGATTATGAAAGTATGTATGCTTTTGTTGAAGGCGACAATATTGATTTGACAAATGGTCAGTCAACTGGATCTGATAGTACTATAAACAATATAAATCAACCTAGTACTTTATATCCTTACTTTACTTCTTTAGCAAGTGGTGGTCAGTCTTATTACTCTTTTCAAACAGATGCTTCTAATGGTAAAATGTATCTAGTTGGACAGAACGGAACTCCTCAATGTAATCCACCAGACAAAAGAAACTCTTATGGTAACATAGAAATTGTTGTTCAGAGAGCGACTACTCTTATGGTTTTTGAGACCGAAGCAAAAGATGCAAATACAGAGCTTTATTATGAAAACGAGCAGGTATTTAATATATCTGGCGGTTATCATCAATCAGGGTCTAATGATACAGATCAAAATCAAACAGTAAGCTTACCTGCTGTAATAAATTTAACTTTTAGCAATTGCTTTACTTTTGGAAACGGGGTAGAATCAAATAGAGTTTTAGATGCTTTAGCTACTCCTAGTTTTACTATTGGAGAAAAAGTTACTTCAGTATCTGAAGAACAATATAAAGAAACTTTACGATTTAGTGACATAACTTATAGTGGAAACTATAATCAAGAGTCTAATATAAATAAGCTCAATGAGTTTAATTTAGGGTTGTCTAATTTTAAAACACTAGAAAGTTCTTACGGTCCTATTAGAAAATTACATTCAAGACAAACAGACATACTTACTTTACAGGAAGATAAAATATCTTACGTTCTTGTAGGAAAAAATTTACTTTCTGATGCTGCTGCTGGTGGAGCTATAACATCTGTTCCAGAGGTTTTAGGAACTCAGTTAGCAAGAATAGAAGAGTATGGCATAAGTAATAACCCTGAAAGTTTTACTTCTTATGGTTATGATGTTTATTTTACAGATGCAAAAAGAAGCTCAGTAATAAATATTAGAGGTGGTGTAGGCGCAAAAACAGATAAACTTCAAGTAATATCTTCTTTAGGTATGCGTAGTTGGTTTAGAGATTTATTTACAGATAGCTTTAATACACAGAAGCTTGGAGGATATGATCCTTATATGAATGAATTTGTTTTAACAAATAACAATGAGCAAGTACCTGTTACCCCTACTGAAAGAGATTGTGGGTATGAGCTTAGACAAAACAATTCTAGCGAGCCAGTAACTTTTAATTTAGACTGTACTTCAATAATAGGTGATGTAGCTTGTGTTTATAATTTTGATTCTGGAAGCGCAACTTTACTTGTAAATTATAATGGTGTTAGTGTTGTTAATCAAACAATTAGCGGTTCTGGTACTGTTACTTGGAATAAAGGTCAATCTTTCCCAACTACAGCACAGGTAACTGTAACACCAGCTGCAGCAACTTATTCTTTACAAATAGGATGTCCTCAAACTGAAAATTTAACAGTAAAAAGAATAGTAATAAACTCTTCAGGAGATGCTACTTTATCTTCAAGTGTTAGATACAAATGGGCTGATGGAACAACTATAAGCCCTTATCAAAGTGATAATGTTATTTTAGAAGAAGATGGAATTTCTTTATTTGCATCTCAAACTGGTCCTTCTTCATTTGGTACAATACCACCTAGCGGAGCGACAGTTACTATGCAGAACAGACAGTTAAGTGGAGATACATTTCCATTTGATCCATTGTCTGATAAATTAAAGTACTTAGTTTCTAATACAAACTATAACGAGGCTGATATAAACACATTAATACCTTTATTAAATACTGCAACACCAATTATTAATGTAGGCGGTAACACTTATCAATCAAGCTTTACATATACTAACGCATCTAATGATGATTACTTATATTTAGTTTGGGATTATAGAGTTGCAACAGCAATAGAGTTGTGTTATGATGCATCAAGCTCATCAAGTTCTTGTTGTGATTGCGGTACGGATGCTCCAGTTTGCCCAGATAGAACTTTAGTGTTTCAAGTGTGTAATAGCAACTCAGCTAAAGATGATAATTTTGATGTATACTTAAACAATAATTACATAGGAGCTTTAGACTTAAATGCTAACTCTCAAGTTGGATCTGTATTTATTGCGACTACAAACGCCTCTGCAACAATAACAAGTTCAGATTTTGTATGTCCTTTAAATAATATGGTTACATATAGATTTGATCCCAACTTTGTAGTTGGTGGAGCAAATACTTTAGAGCTTAGAAATACTCAAAACAACAGTAATGGTAACTATGGAACTATTGGTATGAGAAATTACCTAACAACAGGAAATAATTTATCTAGTCCTTGTGTGGTAACTAATTTAATTTACTCAGGAAGTTCTGGTCAAAGTTTTACATTTAATTTTAGCTATGACGAATGTTGTCCATAAATAATAAATAATATGAGTTTAGTAAATAAATATATTGATTCTGTAAGTTTTTTAACTGCAACCGCAGTTTATGATGATATAAACTTAACAACAAAATCTGCTGATGGTTATTATCAATCTGGTGGTCAATACAGGCAACAGCTTTCTGGGACTTTATTAAGTTCTAATGTATGTTCTGATTGTTTTACTTTTGATTCTTTGGATTATGCAGCTAGTAGTTCTGGTGACTTATGTTGCCTAACTCAAACGCCATCACAATATTTTTATCCTACTGGATCTACTTTTGCGACCACTACAAATATTTATACAGATGTAAATTTAACGAACGTTGCACCTGATGGATTTTATAGTGAGCCAGGTGGTAGTCAGTTTAGACAAATTAGCAGTAGTGTTTTAGGTTCATTACAATCTTGTTCAAGTTGTTATACAGCTAGAACTCTTGCTTTTAGTTCTGTATCAGCTACAGATGTATGTTGTAATTTACCATCAAGTAATAGCTATTATGTTGATTATGGAACAACTTTACTTACTACTAGTAGTATATATTCAGACACTTCAGGAACAATTGCAGCTGATGGATTCTACAAAGAAACAATCGGTAATACCTATAGAGAAATGTCATCTAGCGTGTTAGCGGCTCAAAACCCTTGTAATCCTTGTGGCGGAACTAATTCTTGGAGAGCTACTGAATGTGGAGGAGGAGCTGGAGTTTATTATTTAAATCAAACAAGTGGTTTCCAAGGCTCAAGCTCAATAGTATTAGCTTATGGATATTCAGTTGGAGATGTTGTTTGGGTTAAACAAACGTCAAACGGAGTTATTACTTGTGCTACAATACAAGCAATATCATCTACGCCTCCTAATTACTTTATAGATGAAGCGGCGAATAGTGGGAATGGTCCTTATAATGATTGTACTTCTTGTGCAGTACCTTAAAATAAAAATATGCCAAATTATACACTAACACATAGTCAAGACGTACAAGGATGGGCGTCATTTTATAGTTATTACCCTGATTTTATTATGGGTATGAATCAATATCTTTACACTTTTAAGGGTGGTGATATGTATAGACATAACACTAACTCTATAAGAAATAACTATTATGGTGTTCAGTATAATTCATCTATAACAAGTGTTTTAAACGATCAGCCACTTCAAACAAAAGTTTTTAAAACTATAGAATTAGAATCTGATTCTAGCTGGGATGCAACTTTTACAACAGATTTACAGCAAGGTAGTATAGCAAGTTCTTACTTTTCTTTAAAAGAAAGCTCTTATTTTAGTTTTATAAGATACAATCAAAATCAAGAAAACTTAAATCTTAGATCAACACAAGGAATAGGTACTTGTGCAAATGTAACGGGAAGTGTTGCTGCTCCACCTTTAGCTATTGAATTTAATTTTTCTGTTGACTCCATACTTAATATAGGTGCAACAGCATATAAAATTGATTCTGGAGCTTTAGTAGAATTAGGTCCTGTAACATCAATTTCAGAAGATAGAAGAACTGTTACAGTTCTCAATCCTGTTGCTAATGCAATAGGCGGTGATAGTATAGTGTATTTAAAAGACCCAGTGGCAGAGTCTTTTGGTATGTTAGGATATTATTTAGAGTTTACTTTAACTAATTCTAATACCACATCAACAGAATTGTTTTCTGTCAATAGTCAGGTCTTTAAAAGTTATCCATAGATTTTGTATCTTTGCTCAAATGGGATTTATAATAAAAAAATTAAGCTCAACTGATTACGATAAAATTTTAGTAAATTGGTGGGGAGATTGGAGATGGAAAGCTCCACCTAAAGATTTTTTACCAGAAAATGGAATGGGTGGGTATATGGTTTATGATGGAGAGATTCCTGTTTGTGCAGGTTTTGTTTATGTAACCAACTCAAAAGTAGGGTGGTGTGACTGGATTATNTCTAACTTTAATTATAAAGATAAGGTAAAAAGAAAAGAAGGTCTCAAGAAGCTTATAAGTTCTTTAACNGTGGTGTTAAAGAAAAGTAAATGTAAGTATGCTTANGCATTAATTAAGTCGGACAGTCTTATAAAAGTATATAAAGAAGAAGGTTACTTAGAGGCTGGTCAATATAACAAAGAAATGATTAAAATATTATAATATGGCAGCAGTAACATCAGCGATTTTAGCGGTAGGGTCAATGGCTTACAAAGGTTTTTCAGCTATCGATGCTGCAAAAAGTCAAAGTAGAGAAGCAGGTAGGTTAGAGGAAGAATCTCTAGAATTAGAAAGACAAGCTCTTGCTGATTTAGAGCAAAATAGATTAGAGGCTGTTCAAGTGCCTATGCAAATATTTGATACAGCTAACGAATTACAAACATTAGACGGTTCAACAATACTAGAAGCTGCTGCTGAGGGAGACCAAAGAGGAGTAGCTGCTACAGCAGGTAAAATAAAAGCCACGCAAGATGCAGCTAGAACAGAGGCAAGAGATACTATAGCTAAAATTCAAATGGATTTAGATTTACAAACTGCCAAAGAAGGTAACAGAAAGGGTGAGTTAGTTTCGGGAATGAAAGATGAAAGAGCTATAGAAAAATCACTTGAAGCAGATGCAATGCAGGCAAATGCAGATGCTCTATCAGCATCAGGAACACAAGATTTAGTCAGCGCTGGAGTAAGTGCTTTTAGTGCTTTAGCTCCTGCTTTCAAATCAAAAGAAAAAGGCGTTGCTAAACAGCTAATGAAAGATGATCCTACTTTAACTGAAAAAGACGCTTTGTCAAGCTAAAATAATGATTAAGGACGGAACAGCTCCAAAAACTGGGGTTGGAAAAGTTTTGAGTTCTTTAGGAGATGTAGGTAAAAATATAGCAAGTGGATTATCTTCTTTTACAGGTATTGGTGATGGTAAAGACTTTGATGAGTCTGGAGCTAGTAAATTAACAAGTGATATATTTTCTGAAGAAAATATGGCAGACTTAATTGAAAGAGCAAAACAAGCAGGATTATCTGTTACAGAATTTATAGCTAATATAGGTAAAAAGAAAAACTAATTATATGGCGGATAGATTAGATATTGCAAAATTAAAACTAGAGAAAGGTTTATTAAGCAATAAAGGAGTGCCGAGTCAAGATTTAGCTACAGGTCTTCAAGGGCTTTTTAGTGGCATTGATGCTGATGTACAAGCTAAAAGAGAAACTCGTCAATCGTTTAAAGAACAAAGCGCTTCAGACATAAGAGACCTTAGAGCTTTAAGGGCAGAGGCAGAAGCAGCTGGAGCTACAAAAGATAAAAGTTCTTCAGGACAAGGTATTAAGTTAGGTGATATACCAACTAGCACTACACTAGCCAACTGGACTCTTAGTCAATTAGATGGGTTTATACAAGACTCTTATGACAAGCAAGAAATAGTTACCTCTGGTTTAGGAGGGAAGTTTGCTGTAAGAGATTACAATATATTTAAAAACAATCAAAAACAAACTTGGCAAGCTGTAAAAGGAAGAGCTGACGCAGCAGCAGCAGAGTTAGAGCAAACTAAAAAAAATGCGCAGGGCTATACTAATGATGAGGGCGTTTTTATTCCTCCAGTTGCGGGAGCAGGCGAAGCTGCTCTTCAAAGATACCAAAGTATTATAGGTGACTTAAACAATACCAGGGTAAGATCTGGTGAAGATGGTATGGGTGTTGTTGAGGTTTATGAAACAGTGTTTGATAAAGAGACTGGTGTTCAAAAAAGAGTACTAGATGCAGATG